TTTAGTGCATCTTCAACTTCTTTCTTAGAAGCAATATTACCAATAGAATCGATTATCACAATTACTTTTTCAGCTCTACTAATATTTTCAAGTTGATGTACTAAATCAAATTTTAGTTCTTCAATATTTGTAACTGGTGTATGTAATACGCGTTTAATATCAATATCAAAACTTTCAAAATAAGATTGCGGTGAACCAAATTCTGAATCATAAAACATTAATACAGCATCTTCGTGTTTCTTCAAATAGGCAGATGCCATCAACAAAGCGAATGATGTTTTGAAGTGTTTAGAAGGCCCTGCTAAAACAGTTAAGCCAGAAGAAAGTCCTCCGTCGATTGAGCCAGAAAGCGCCGCATTTACCATGGGCACTGGTGTTGTTGTTTGTTCTTTCTCTCCAAAGAACTGTGAGTCAGCGAGAACCGAAGCACCGGCTATCTTTGACGATTTCTTTAATTTATCTAATAGTGACATATGTTATATAATATATTATTTTGAGTTATTGTCAATGAAAAATTCATCTAACGTAGTTGTATTATTCACATACTCAATTGTTTTATTCGTATTGTTCTGTTTAATGAAGTCTGTTTGCATAGTATCACAACCACCTTCAAGATATTTTAGCACATTAGCTGCCATATCTTGAGCAGTACAAACTGGTACATTCTGACAAATCATATTTAAATTTTTACGGCCACCCTGCAATTGAAAATCTTTAGGCATCTTCATTATTGATAGAGCTTCGCGAATAGAAATATATCTGTCTTCATCGGGGTGAGCTAGTTGAGTAGCAAAGTGTCCAACGAACGCGGATGTATGTCCTTTACCAAGTTCTGTACAACGCTTCATTACATTACCACCTGCAGCGTATTTTGCATCAATGATTCTACATCTTTCGGCTTGCTTTGGATAACCATTTTCATCAAACCATTTAGCAGCATTTACATAACTACCTTCAACGCTTTCGATATAATTCATAGGGTTAGTAGAAGACTCGAGCTTTGCAAAAAACTCTGGGTGAGTTATACCACCTTCTAGTTTTTCGAGTACATACTTGTACCACGGATCGTCACTTGGCTTCTTATCATTAACCAACGCATTCATTGGGTCATCATCTGACACGAAAGCGTTTCGAATAATATCTTCAATCTTTTCCATTGGTTTTTCAACGTAATCAAAGATAGGTGTGGCTTCGTCTTTAAAGAAAAAGTAGAAAGAACGATTCCGTACTTGGCCAATACCATGTAGATTTGAACGAGTCTTATAAAGCAGAAACGTATATCCGTATTCTTGACCTATCTTACGTAACTTTTTAACAACTGGTTCACCCATACTTCCATAAAGACCTGGCGCATTCTCACCCCAAAAGACTTTTGGCTTTACTGTTTTCAGTACATAATCTGCACTTTCAAACATCCAATTATTTGCATCAGCATTTGCGTTAGCATTTACATTTAGCATTGATAAACCAGCACAAGGACAAACAGTATTCACTACATCAACTTCTTTAAGAGAACCACTATAGTTATCTAAAAATTGATAAGGTACTTCATTATTATAATAGTTTAGAAGTTGTGAATCGTTTGCTTGAAATGCTTCATACGACATTATATGTTCAGGTCGTTTACCGAAAACATTCTGCATTGCGATTGTTTCACCACCAATTAGTGGTACTATGGAAGCGTAGGAATAACTCATCGTGCTGCGATTAATTTTTTAATTACGTCAATCTTACCTTCTACGTCATCAATCTGACCAATAAAGATTTCTATTTCGTGGCCGATGCCAGGGTGTTCTCCAATTCCCGCAGGAGCTGTTAGATAGACTTCTAAGTCTGCTAGTGCGATGTCTCTTTGGCCTTCGAGTTTTTTTAGTATTGCTTTTAAGTGTTCCATATTATATGTTGTTTTCTATTTTATCCATTAGTGATTCGTAAACGTGTTGTGAGTCTTGATGATCTCTATAAAAGTCAAGTGACATCTTGCGATAGTCTTCTCTCATAGCGTCATCTTTTGATAACTCCTCTATTAATTTATATGCTGGCTTATGGTCGTATTCGTCAAGCCACACTGTGCCTGTATCTTCGCATTCAGTTAAAGGTTTATCTGACCATCTATGTTTACAATTATCGCCATAAGCTTTTCTAAACACAGGAATAGCTCCTGCTGCAACGATCTCGCAATGAGTATATTCAAGTGCCATATTGATTGATGCTGGTTTTAGTATTGATAATTGATATGCAAATCCACTTCGAGCAAGTCGATGTAACATTTCTGAATGCACATAAGAGCCGAAAACATAAGGTAGTTTACCATACTCGAACTCAAAACCTTCAATATTATCTGCTAGATGATGCTGAAACTCGTGATCATTTTTAAATCCAAGAAATGCAGGAGAGCGATCAATACCTTCAAAGGTAATTAACTTTCCACCAGGCGTAAGAGAGCTTTCAGCAAACTCAAACATTGGTTTAAATCCTTTCCACGAAACAGTTCGGCCAATCCACTTATGGTGATTGACATCTTGTTCTGATAAAGGAACACGTACATGTGATATGGCATCAAAGTCAAATCCAATTTCGTATGGGTAAACAACTTTACCTGGTTTTATTTTATTAACGTATTGACCAAATGCACCAGTAGGCGATAAAGCAAATAACATATCTGCTCGTTCAATAAACTCATCCATCAAACAATTGCGACGAAGCGATTGAATGTTATGATCAAGTTGTATAAGAACAATAGGCACTTTCACTTCTTTAAGTATTCGAGCAAACTGATTAACAGCTTCTTCTTTCATACTCTTCGGTGGAAGTGAATTAACAATACAAACATCAGTAGTGTTAATTTCTGATATCATTCTATTAACTTCTTCTTCTGTAAACTTTATATGTTCAAGATTTTCTATGTCAGTGTGAGCATTTTTACGTGACCAGGTTTTATCCTTTGAAGCCCATATTTTATAGTCGTCATCATTATTAGCATAGTACTTAGCTTGCTCAATAGTGAACTTAGTAACACCACAGCCTTCAATGCCACGACCCATAACAAGTGATATATTTTTCATTTTCTTTTTTTCTTCTTTTCGCTTTTTTGTCTTTGGCTTTCCATGTAGCTCCACCAATCTTGATGTTCTTCTTCACTAGCTAAATCTTTAGACCATTCACGTATCATTACCGAAAAACGATAAAGTATGTAAAAGAAAAGAAGTAGAACCGTTATATTTGCTATTATATTTAATATCATTATTTTAAATTTTCCATTATGATTGCTATTATAACACCGAATAAGACTAATGTAAAGAGAAATTTTGGGCGACGTGCTGCAAATTCGACTATTGTTTTCTCTTCGAAATCACATTTTATTCTTTCGCCTTTTATACCGTGATATATTTTTTTCTCACTCATGTCTTTAATCTTGGATATTCGCGATGTGGATACGCTTCCATTTCTCTTTCGCGATACTCATCAACGGTCATAGCTCGTTCTTTCTTTTTTGTTATCTTTACTGTCTTCGAACGTTGCCTAGAAATAACGACGTAATTACAAAACGTATTTGTTAAAACCGCTATGTATAATCCGCTCATTATGTTAAAACATGCTGCTACAAATGATAGTAGCATTCCTATTAGTATAATTTTTGGTTTCCAATTTTTCATATATAAATTACCTCCATACAAACTTCTTTAAAAAAATCTTGAGCATCAGAACAAGATTCGCCCCAACGTGTATTATCTGTTTGTTTACTCATTACAACTCTTTCAACACCACATTGAATAATTGCTTTAGCACATTCGTGACAACACGGAAGCCCATGAACATATATTGTTGCGCCTTTTGGTGAAACACCATTAAGGGCAGCGTTATAAATCGCATTCATCTCTGCGTGAATTATTCTTTTATATTTGGTTGGTCTATCTTTGTAGAGTTCACTACCATCTCGCATAATACGTGGAAAACCATTATACCCTTGTGAAATTACTTGGCCTTCTTTGCCAACAATAACCGCACCACATTGCGTACTTGGGTCTTTTGACCAAGAAGCCACTTGTCGGGCAAGCTCCATATATCTACTATGCCATTTTTTACCGCCTTTTTTCATTACTTTTTTTCCATAGCAATTTGACACAATAATATAATTGAACAATGCATAATCATGTGTTGGCCACTATGCTCTGTTGGATTAAACGCGGTTAGTGTTAAAGCGATCGCGTTAAGCGCTAGCATTATATTTAATATAATTTTATTCATCGGTTATTTCTTTGTCTGTTCCGTAATGTTCTTCTGCCATATACGGTTTTGTTTTCTTGTCTCTGTTTAAAAAATCTTTATTAGGGTCTTGTCCATCGACACCATTACGTATGTATGCTGCAATAAAAGAACCATAATTGATTAGGTCTTTTGCTGAATCTTCGAGTGATTCAAAGTTTGCAGCGTATTCTGTATCGCTCTCCATTGCTTCTGCGACAGAATACATACGAAGAACTTTAGCGTAAACAATATCTAACATAGTTAGTACTCCTCGTGGATAATAATCCGCTTGTTTAATTCGCGAATTAGGATTTTGATAGTCGTTAGACTTTTTAATTTGTAGTGCAGCACATTCCTGTAGCACTTTTATAGACTCTTTTTCTTTACTCATAAATTAGTTTTTGATGTTATTACAAATCTACCATCTTTCCATTTATATTTAGCATAGAAATTATAGGCCGGATTTTGTTCGTCCGTATAATCTACTAGCCAGAAATAAAGTGTATCTGGTATTTTTTTATATGTGTGTTTTTGTTTGTTTAAAGTTCTTCTTGTATCTTGTAGAGCATCTTCACTTGTACGTGTTTTTACTTCTACAAGTTCGCCATCAGTGTTTATTAAATCTTTGTACTTTTCACCAGCACATTTAAAACCAAAGTTTTCAATTAGATAATATTCAGCAGCGTGGCCTTGCTTGTACGATTGATATAAATTAGGCCATGTTCTACCTCTACGAGTTGATGGTGTATTATAACAAAGTTGAGCCTCAGCTTTAGCTCGAGCAATATAAGCAGCTTTATCTTTTATATCATCAACTGTAAAATCTAAATTAATCATAGAAATCAGATACTTTTCCGTAGTAATTACCCATAGCCATATCAGCTAGTTTCATCGTTGCCTTCTTGTCTTTTCGTTTTTCAATTTCGTCTTCAATAAAATTGAAGTGTCTTTCGTAAACGTGAAGCGAACCGACTTGCCAAGTGATGTCACCATACTCGACATTTAGTTCATCTGCTAAAAATTCTAGGACATACTGTTGCCATGCAAAATCATTTCGATAGCCAAAGACTACATCATTCGAACGCATTTGAACAATTGCATGAAGTTTATTATCACGAATTAAATACTGAACAGCGTTGGTGCAGATAAAGTCTGACATACCATTTAGATTGTATTCTTCGTGAATAGTAGGACGAGTGTAAATCATTACAGCGCGACGAGAATTAGGATTTTTAGTTAGTTCATCTCTTACTTTTATAAATTGTTCGCCATTCTTTTTGTTGTAAATCAAATAGCCATAATTAGAATTTATGTTTCCGTCTTTATCTGAAATAGCTTGCCAGATTTGTGGAGTCGGTTCAAGGTCATTGACATTTAAAGATTCTGATTCATACCACTGTAATTCGCGTTTGATATAATCAAAATTGGGTTCACCGAAGATTGCGGGTTTATCACATACAAACGAAGCGCCGACAAGTTCGATTGTCTTAACGCCAGTTTTATCTGTAACAAATTGTTTTTTTGCGTAGAGTTCTACGAAAGAATCTTGAATAGTTTGTACATTACTCATCTGGTAATAGCTTTCTAATTTGTGAAGGTGTATAGCCTTCGGTTTCTAATAAGTTTAAAACATCTGCTTTTGAGACGTTTGCATATACTTGGTCATCTGTCATACCAAGCTCGCGAAGTTCTGAGAAAGTACCATCGCCACGGAAGTAAGCAACTTCATACGAATGGTAGGGCCCTTTATCGTGACGAGGAGTACAATAGTGAAATTCACTAGCTTGAACTGATAAGTCACCATCTTTAAAAGGTATAAGTGGATTTAAAGGTTTTATTTGCATATTATAATACTAATCGATTTTTAAGAAAATGTCAATCACCATTTTATATTTCCGTTATAAACTGGCAATATAGGCTTTTTGCGATCATACGGATTTCGCACTGTATTGGGAGTTTTTTCACTAAAACTCGGAGACCATCGGCCTCTGCTAATATCTCTCATACGTTGAGAGCGAACGGCACATGTATTTGATTTAGGCATATTTAAGTTTTTTTCCTGTTATGGCATCGTTTTTAGTAAGGCCATTTGATTTAAAGAATTTGTTTGACGTACTGATATCGTAAACTTCGACACGGCCTAATATGCTACATGCTTTTTTCAACAAGCGAGAGCCAATTCCTTTTCTTCGTTGTCGAACTGGTACGTAACACTGAAACATATTAATACCTTCATCTTTGTATGCTAAGCCCCAACCGGTCCATTTTTCGCCGTCGTGAGCCATGATCAAATAACCTCGATCTTCTTTTAAGCAACGCTTAAATTCACTCAAGATTAAGCCACCGCAAATGTGACCATCGGCCTCGCGGTAAACATTAAAATTATTTCTATAACACCATTGAATCACATCCGATGGTGGCCATGTTTTTTCGAGATTATAAACTCTTACAAATGTACCCATATTATCGTTCTAAAATTATAAAGTCACCAAAAAGAGTATCAAACGTCTGAACGAGATGTTCATAGCCGTGTGACATCATGTCTTTTTCCACAGCAGCCCATCGGTTCCTATCATACCCTAACACATCTTTCGCCAAGCGTTTTGCGGTTCCTATTAAATAGAAAGCATTACCTTGGGGCCCAGTCAAATCAATGACTATTTCTGTCGGTTCTGTTTTTGCTCTTATCATAAATTAGTAATTCACTCCTGTCCAACGAACTGATTTGACCCGTAAGTCCTCGACTGTGTCGTCAATAACATTTCCTCGAGCGAAGTTTCGAGCGGGAGCGTTGTAACCTGCTGCCTTTAGAAGGTCGCCGTATTTAAATTTCTTATCGTTCTTGGTATTAACGATGAATCCCCAAACTGAGCCACCAGTAGTAATCTTGATGTATTTGGAACCTTTCTTTTCGCCAATTGTTGTAGCAAACTTGTGGTACATATTTTCTGAAATCACATCAGACTCGCTGGGCTGACATTCCCATGCGGTCTTGTCTTCTGGTATCTTAGACCACCTCTTGTAGTCTTCCATCATTAAACATTTAATCAAATCAGTCGCATCAGACATTGAGCGACCTGGTTTAACTAAATGGTGGTCGGAGGCAATATCTTCTCCGAGTAGTTTAGTAGTTTTTTCTTTAATCATAGTCATAATCAATCTTATAATAATATTATACCACAGTTTCTGTATTTTGTACAGAAGTTTATATTATTGACTGACAAGGACTAATGCATTTTGGAAAATAAAATTCGAAAAAACACGCACTTTTAGGCGATTTTAGAGGTTTCTCATTGAATATTCTATGGCACGGGCGGCTTCTAGGGCCATAGGGCGACCCTTATACCAACCACCCGTTTCGTCATCAATTTGCTTACACAAAGCGGATATCTGTTCTGGTAGAATTGGGTATTGTGACTTAATCGCTTTTGCCGCAATACTTACCATTATCTGATACATCTTGTGATACCAACCAGAACTACTAATAGTTCGATACTCGATTACAAGTTGTTTATTCACAAATGGGCAATCGTGATAGGTTGACCAATTGATATCTGTTTTAGTAAGTTGTTCTTTTCTGTATTCAGCAATCTTTTCACGTACGTGATCTGGCATTTTATCTTCGAAGCGATTTCTAAATGAATCAACATACGGATGTTTTTCCATTAGCTCATCTGTATTTAATAAAGGAGCTTTATGTGTA